CTTCCGATCTATGTTGTAGACGAACTCACCAAGTTCTGTTCGGAGTCGTGGATCTCGCACAACAAGTTGTTCCACATTATGCTACGCTTCCACTTTGCTCCCAAGAAGTCAATTATCAAGATGCGTCTCACAAAAGGGTTATTTGACGAGATGCTGAAGGATATTCATTTCCGGTACATGAAGTCTCGTGTCCATCCTGGAGAGATGGTAGGTACTCTGGCAGCCCAGTCGGTAGGTGAACCCACAACTCAGCTCACACTGAACACTTTCCACTCAGCAGGTACGGCTAATGCGAACGCTACGGCAGGTGTTCCGCGTATTATGGAGTTGCTGGGGGCATCGCCTAACCCAAAAACTCCAGTAAACACCATTTATCTCGATGCATCTATTGCCGGATCACAAGATTCAGCGCTGATGAAGAAGCGCGAGATCCAAAAAACTACGTTGCGCGACATCACAAAGTCAGTACGTATTTATTACGATCCTAACCCGCTGTCAGAAAACACGGCAGTCCAGGAAGATCGGGATATTCTGCAATCGTACCAGAAGTTCTCAGTAACCAATGGTCAGCTGTGCACATCTCCTTGGGTTGTGCGCTTGGAGTTTGATAATATGGAGATGGTCTCGCGTAACGTGATTGATATGACCATGATCGCCGCCAAGATCCAGAACAATCGTGTCCTCAAAGTGTTTGAGTGCATTCATTCCGACACCAATGCCCCTGGTAAGTTGGTGATGCGTATCGTGTTTGCCGGCGATGTGGTGAAGAACGTCCTGGCTCTGCGGTTCATTGAAGAGAAGCTTCTAGATACTGTCCTGCGTGGAATTGACGGTATTGGACGCGTATACCCTCGTGAAGTCAAAAATGAGCTGACATGGGATGAAAAGACTGGTGGGTATGCGGCCACTGCCCAGTGGGTTCTGGACGTAGAAGGCACGAATCTACTCGATCTATCTACTGTTCCAGGTGTTGATCCGTACCGCTCATTCTCCAACGATATTCACGAAATCAAGAACGTGTTTGGAATTGAGGCGGCGCGTATTGCGCTATTCCGCGAGTTTACTGAAGTGTTTACGGAAGCAACTCCTATCAATTACCATCACCTGATTACGCTAGTAGATGCGATGACGTACCCTGGCTTCTTCCTAAAAGTTGATCGTACAGGTATGACGCGTAATAGTGAGAACGGTGTATTGGCCAAGTCGTCGTTTGAAGAGACAGCCAAGCATCTGTTCAATGCTGCGCTGATGGGTGAGACAGACAATATGCGTGGAGTATCGGCCAATATCATGTTCGGACAGAAACCACCTTGTGGAACTGGTTTTGTGGATATCTTGGTTGACGAAACCAAGTTGCCGGAAGGAACCGAGGAAGATCATGCGATCTTCGAAGAGGAACGCAGGGCAGTGAATGCTCTCATTGAGCGCGAAAGCGAGAAAGAAAGTTCTATATCAATGAACGATGTAATGATGTCGTTCGATTAAAGTAGAGCTCAGTTTTGAGACCTGCTTTATTTTGAAAATTAAAATTTGGGATTAAACAATCCTATTTTTTAGTTTAGTTGGAGTTCAGGTACTTCAACTTTAGTTGGAGTACGCTAGGCCGCCCATTCCGGACATGATACGGAGAATGTTGTAGTTCACAGCGTATACGCGAACGTTCCAAGGATTCGCGGGAGATACATCTACTGTACCGTTCATGGATAGAACAATCGTAGCCGTATCGATGCGCGAAAAGTTGCAGGTTCCGGATGGCTGGTGCTCCTCTGGGCGGAGAGCAAACGAGTAGCAGTAGATTCCACGCTGACTTCCATAGTTAGTGTTACCAATATCCCAGTTACCACCAGTATGGTGCTGGTAAGGCTGAACCTTGTGGAAGTAATCACCGTAGCGCTTATCCATACGATCCTGGCCGTTGATCTGGAGATGCTGCTCGTATACAGCTTCCAAGTCATAAGTGAAAGGCAAAAGACGGGTACCGGCTCCCTTCTCAGTCATCAAGCTGCAGTTGGTGTAGTACTCGGGCTGTACAACCCACACTAGTTCCTTCACGGGGTGGTTGAAGGTCAAGTCAATACGGTTCTGGGCGGACGTAATACCCTGATCCTCGTTGAACTGGGTCTGCTCAATGAGGTACTCATGCGAGTTCTGCGCCATACGACGGCGCTCCTCGGTATCGAGGTAGATGTAATCAATGTACACTGCGGCCTGAACAGGCTGCTTCAGTGTCTTGGCTTCCTGGAAATTTCCGGCAATAAACTTGGCATCATTCCATTCAATATTGATCTTGACCTCGTGGTACTGCAGAGCAATCAGTGGCAGGGCAGCACCGGGGTTCTTTGTGTAGAAGAATGGCAGAGGAATGTACAATACGGTTGGTTTTGATGGCCGACCGTTCTCACACTGATCTTGAGGGGGTACAGTTACATCGGCAGAACCGAGTTGACCACCTACTAGGTTATAGTTAGCAAATCCCTTTCCATAATCATGACTTAGAATCATCCAAAGATACATCCATTCGCCATATATACGATCAATCAGCTGTCCACCGATATCCAGCTCAACATACTTGAGGAGATTGTAACCTAGACGACCCTGATCACTGTTGAACACTCCATTTGGTGGCATGACAACCTCCAAGTACGTGGAGTACAGGAGATCGGCATGACGACCGATTAGCGCCGAATGCTTGACTCCCCACGCTGCCTGGCCCGTGAGGTTAATGCGGAACGGCTCCATCGCAAAGTTCGTGTGGCGCTTAAACAGACCCTTCCAGAAGGTAATCTGGGGATTGCCGGAAAGGTATGCGTCCTGAGCACCGTAGGCGACAAGCTGTAGTAAACCGCCACCCATTTTGTATTTATATGTTAACTATAATCTTTTTTATGCGAAGTCAACCGAGTATCGCATCTACTTGCGGTGGCGACGAGTCTTACGAGCCGTCTTGCGGCGGCGACGGGCACCCTCAGGCGCAGCTGCAGCCTGCCCCGCATCAGATACTGACTCGGCTTCATCCTCAGCACCACCCTTCTTGCCCTTGGAGTACGTCTTCTTGGCGGCAAGGATCACCTTCTTCAGGCCATCGCCCTTCTTGTACTGACCACGGCTCTTCATCTGCTTCATCGTCTTCTTGACATGCGCAAGCCACTTGTTCGCCATTTTTATTTTAACGCAAGGAATTGTTTCGCCATCGTCCCATCAGACTTGGATGTTGTAAATCGGCGACGTTTTCGCCATTGGCTGGAATGAAAGTGATGGGTCTGGCATCACTGGGGTCTTATACTTCTCCGGCACGATGGCACGCAGAGGTTCAGGTTTGAGAACTACGCTGTTTTCTTGGAATTCACCAATATACACTTCCATCGCACTATCTACCGATCCATAATTCATCAAGTTCCACTGGCAACCGTACGTAAACAGAATTTGGGAATTTGTATTCACTAAATCAGACCCAATATCTGGAACTACCATCGTAATATTATCACGATTATGCTTGATTAATTCGGCGCTATCGTTCGTCTGGGCGGCCTGAGTATACGTCAACCGGCGTAAGTTTGAAGTACCCCAAGATAAGTTGACTAATTCTTCCATCAGAGTACCTTTCACCTCTCCTCCTGAAATAATAATTAGTTTGGACTGGAGATTGCAAATAGGTTCAATTGCCAAATTCTTGCGCTGGTATCCGAATGCTGCTCCAAGCAAATACTTGTGACAAGATGACTTGAGAGCTTCGGCACAAGCGTTCATCACATTATTATTCGTAGTATGAAACACCAAACTCAGAATAAAAGGATCTGATGAAACTGGACAGGCTATTGAGTTAAAAGCGTTATTGGAAATAGCTATGCAACAAGCTCCGAACGGAATGGTATTGTAAGCGTAATCAGTACCTAGTTTCTGATTCTTTAATCCTACGACCGGACCGCCAGATCCATCGTCATAAATATCCAGTTCAACGAGACGAGGACCAGCTTTCACAAGCATTGGAATCACATTATCGGAAATGTAATCATAAACCTTTGCTCCTGGAAACAGGGAATAAGCCGAAGACGCCATATAGTAATCGCATAAGCGGTAAGCCGGTGTCGTAGGGCATCCTAATGGCGCTAGAGCCATGACCGAATTGTACGCGTTGAATGTAGGTTCGGCTTTAAGCTGTGCCTGGACTTCAGATGGTGTCAGAGCCATGTAAAGAACCCATCCTACCAAAAGAATGAGCACAACCGGAAATATCATAAGAAAGGAATATCCGTAAATCTCCATTATTATTTAGGAGCAGTAATAAACGCCATAGTAACTACGTAAATAATCAGTGCAACAAATGCGACAGATGCCCAAAATTTGATCGCCCCTTCATATGCCATTTATACTTTAAACAACAAACCCCGAAAACCTCTTACTACCTGATCTGGAATACGAGATTTCATTGGAGTTCCCATCAAACAACATAAATGAAAATACAAGCAATACATTCCACACTCCGAATCTTCATACTGGTGTCGTGTTTTATTGTAGGTTAGCTTCATTGGAGTTTTGTGGATTTTTGTAGCATCCCATTTTTCTGACCACCGGTTCATCAAATTCACAATCTCCTTTTCGGGTTTGTGGGCATAGGAATCAAAGTACGTGATACGAGGAAATTCTAGTTCTGGCCGAATATCGCAGAACAGAGCGATCCAGTGCTCACCTGGACCCGTGCTTTTATCGGTATTGAAAACAATTCCAATTTGCCTGTAGCCTTTGTTATAGATGGATTTGATATCCAAAGAGCACAATGAATTCACTAAACATTGACCAGTCTTGGATTTCTTGCCGAAATCTATTGGTACAGTACCAACGTAATAGTATTCAGTAAACACTTTTTTAAACTGTTTTTCTACTGCGTCAATATCCAGTGAAGACAACCATTCTTCTGGATTAGATTTCCACGACGAAGGAGCTTTCGGTTTAGAAAGCATAGATAAGATCACACACTCTGAAGATTTGTCGCACTTATCGTGTAATCGGCTCTGGATATTCTTCCACACAACTTCCGGTTCACCTGACCGTACCGTTAGCTTAGGGTTCTCTTTATTGAAAACCTGGCGGAGGTTTTCTACTTCGCGAGCATCGAAGTACATTATATTGAAAACGGATATTGTTCTATCCCAGTCTTGATGAGTAAAAATGAACGATTTGAAGAACTGTATTAAGCAGTATCGCCAAATTGATGATGAGATTCGTGAGCTGAATAAGCAAGTGTATGAGAAGCGAGATGCCCGTAAGATTGTAGAGCAAGAAATTGCAGAAATTATTCGTGATCCGCAGTTCAATGCGATTAAGAAAATCAAGCTTGAAGAAGACGGATCTAC